CGCCTGTAGCTATATTGGTTACCTTTGCGTCTGTTTGAAACATGTTAACTCCTTTGTAAAATGGGGAGACCGTAGCCTCCCCTAATTTATTTAAGCACTAGTTGCTATTGGTGATGTTAATGTTTCCGCCTTCCATGTGGAATTAGTGCCATCATCACTAAGACAAGTAAGTTTAACTCTTGAATTAACAACTGTAGAATTAGGTAAAGTTAAAGTGTCTCCTGCAACATCAGTTGCTGGATTAGCCGCAGTACCATCCATAAGTTGTAGAGCTGCATACCAGTTTGAAACCAGTGAACCTGGTAAAACAAAAGTAACTGTTTTACTTGCACCTACAGCAGTAGTAACAATAAATTCATATGTTGTTCCTACATTTGCAGTACTCAATGCTGGCATATTAACTATAATATCGCCAGTTCCATCTATTGTAAATAATGTTCCTGATTCTGCTCTAGTCAAAGTATCAGTAACTGCAGAACCAGTATTAAAAGTTGAATCATCTATTGTTTGACGAAAGTTTGGTCTTGTATCATAGACAGCTTCAGTTGTAATTGCACCAGTTGTAGAATTTTTGGTAATTGATTTAAAACCATTTTCCGATCTAACTGGTCCGTTAAAAGTTGTGTTGGCCATTTTATTTTATCCTTTGGTCATATAGACCTTTTGTCATGCTGTCTCTATATCGTCTGCCTAGTCAGTCGACATGACTGTTAATTGCTAGGGTAAAAGGGGGCACCTTGAATAATGCCCCCCTTAGTATTAGCTAGGGTTTGCACCCCAAACGCCACGCCAGTCAGACCAGCCGAAAGAATATCTTTCTCTGGACTTGTAACGAACGTTTCCAGTTTCGAAGTCACCTTCCATAGAAGTTGAAATTGGAGTTCTGCTAAAGAATTTCATCGCGTTTGGCGAATCAGTTCTTAGGAACCAATTGTTTGTATCACTGAATCTGTGATTTACAAAGTATCCTTCAGGAACCATTCCCTTAGATACGATTGCATTCACATCGTTATCAGCAGTACCAACTCTGTATGGTGATGCCATTAGTCTTTCTGCCACAAATACTAATTGTCTTGGAATGTGTAATGATTTAGCTTGAAGAGCCACTGGAATGTCTCTATCATCGGTAAATCCTGCGATTCCAATTAGTGCAGTTTCCATAGAAGTTTCGGAAAGTTCTGCTTGTGTTGTGAAAGTGTTAACGCCTGAAGAACCACTTTGAAGTGGGTGAGCAGTAGTACAAAGTACCACGCCATCTCCGCCTGTATAACTAGAGTTGAATGCTCTGTTATAGACAGCAGCGCCTTTTGTTTGTTTAGCAGCAGCCATAGAACGGGCTAGTGCTTTGGTTAATCTGGTAGATAGCTTGTCATACAAGTTGTCTTCCATTGCTTCCTCAGTAATTGCGAAAGCCATAGCGACAGTTTCGTTTGTATATCTCGCTGTCCAACCTTCACCAGTATCTTCGTATGATATAGGTGCGCCTTCAAATTTAACAGAAGCTTCTCCAAAACCTGGAAATAATACTTCTTCTTCGAAAGCTCTATTAGATTTTTCTTCCTCGAACAGTACCGCTGCTTCATTTTCGTATCTGTTATATTCAGTTCCGAAAATTGCGTGTAAGCCAGGTACTAATTCTTTAAGGAGTTGTGCTCTTGATATAGCCATAATTCAATTCCTCTCTAAGTTAAACCTGTGTTACCTGCGGCAACGCCCCAGAGGTGAGTGTTAATCTTCACTAGAATGTCCATAGTAGTTCCAGCTGCAGTATACGCCCCATCAGGTGCTTGCGCACTACCTAAAAACTGTAGTGGAAAACCCTGTGTGGTATCTTCTGTATCTGAATCTGCTACTAGGCCACTCTTGTGAGTAACTGCTGACCCTGAAGGGGATGCGACAATTTGTAAGTTGTTGCCAACCATAGCTGCGGTTAAAGCGGTTGAATCTTGATCCGCCTGTATTTTAAAAATACAGTAGGGATCGTCATAGACATAAGCTTTATATTGAGCTGCAGCAACTGTGCTGGCAGCAATAGAACGTACAAATTTAACATCACCTGAGGAGTTATCGACATATTCTGCTCCGTAAAAAGCACCGATCACAGTAGCTGGAGATGCAGCACCCATATCAGTGACCAATAGGCCATTAGTGAGTGTGCATAAATCGCCTTCAAAATAAGCTGTAGGCGCAGTAGCTGCAATGCGATATCCGTTTCCGTCACAGAAGTTATTAGCTCTAACAGATCCACCGTCAGCATTTCTGACTGGTGCTAATCCATATCCTGCCATAATAATCTCCTTATTGCAAGTTTGTTAATTATACCAAAATTATCTTAGAGCCGATAAAAATCTACTCCTCAAACTTTGGCAATCCTCGTCCGCTTCCTTTTGAAATTGAAGAAGACGATTCATCTTTCACTGGCATATTAGGGTTTTGGTTTCTCATATAGTCTTTGCTATACGCCTGTCCCATTCTTTCTGCTTGATCTTCGTAGTACTTCTTTTTCTCAGCAACAAATTCCTTAGTATTTTTCATAAGGATTAAGTCGCCCGATCTAATTGTACCAGCGTGCTTGCCAGCAGACAACACATCAGCATGATAGTCTTTTCCCAATTCCTCAGGTTTGACTGGTTCATATCCTTCGCGCAGTCTTTCGTGAACATTTAAATCATCGGGGTTATTCAATAATTCATGTCTAACCCAAATATATTCCATGCCCTCTTGTTTAGCCTTTTCAGGAATATTCAACCTTTGTTGAGGTTCCCAAGGCTTGTTTCGAGTTGCCGAAGCCCGAATCTTACGGCTGGTTCTAGTTGCTTGTGTCATATTAACCTCCCGCCTGTTGGCGTACTTTTTGGCGCGCATAATCTTGCAAGCTTACACCTAATCTATTCGCCATGTCAACTTCTGTTTTAGTTAACTTGACTTGGTTTTTGCCTATAGCGGAGCGCGTTCCGCTTATAACTGTAGGAATCTTTTTACTCCTTGTATTTTTGAATCGTTCAGGAAATTCATCCCGAATCCTTGAATCAAGTTCACTATAATATTCATCGGGACTAGTATTGGGGAGAATACTCTCATCAATAAGTTCCTTATGAATTACCATAGCGGCTTGAGTCATGATCCTGTCCTTCGTAGAAGTACTGCCAAACCATTCATTCCTTTTCTGCCATTCCAAAGCCTTGCGGTCTGGAGCGGCTGAAGTAGGAGCTGCCTGTGATTTAGGTTTTTCCTTACGTTTTTCAGAATCGGATTCTGCTCTCATCTTATACTGACGAGCCACTAAATTTTCCGCCTTTACAGAAGCCAAAGCATCTTGCGCTTTTATTTCAGCATCTATATCGC